CCCTCGCCGCCGAACTGGCGATCTGCGTTTTGCATGAGCCGCTGAAGCAGCTTGCGCTTTTCGAGCGTGGCCGACTCGATGTCGCCAGGCTTAGGGTAATAGACTTTCATGAGCGACTCGAATAGAGTCGTAGTTAGGTTGGTTGCCATTTGATTCCCTCGCAATCGGTTTGGCGCCGAGCGCCGTCAACAAAAAAAGTGTTTTTCTGCTACCGATCGCGGGTCATCTCGTGGTTAGCCCCTCGCTAGGGCATTTAGGCGCTTGGTCTCTAGCGCCAACCGCTCCTGTACTGACAAATCCTCCCAGCTCTTTTTACTCGCGCTACCGCCCCTACTCGGCGGATTGTTTGGCTTTTTCCCCTCGGGCTGCTTTTTCTTTGCGCGCTTGCTTTCTATTCTGGCGAATTTGTCAGCGTAGTACGCCTCAAGTGTATCAAGAGCCTCCTCAACCGTCAACTCGTTGCCGTTGTTTTCGTATTCGGCTGTGATGTACTGCAGCACAAGCGCGGGCGGGTTATCCTCCGCGCCGAGGTATGTGTGCGTATCTTCGTCTATTTTCGAGGATATCTCGTTGATCGCCGCGTTGTATGCCGTTTCTTGCTCTTTCCTTCGGATCTGGGATTGCAGCTCGATTAGCTGCTTCTCTAGCTCGGCCGTCTTGTCTGTCTTTTTTGGCTCTCCTTTGACCAGCCTGTCAATCAGAGATCCTGTGTCGTGGCCGGCAGCTTTCAGCTGCTCAATCGGGTCTGAGCTTTTCAGTTTCTCGATCGAAGATTCGAGTTCCTTTTGCTGCTTCGACAGCTTGCGCTCTAGCGCCTTCAGCTTGCGCTCGCGCTCGGCAAGCGACGGTCCCTTGCCCTGCTTTTTTGGCTTCTCATCATCATCGGTCGTGGCATGTGACTCGTCGGCTGACTCGGAGTCACCCGATTCATCGATCTCAATATCTGGCTCGACTGGCGATGACATCTGCAGCAGGATCTTGCGAGCTTGCGCCTCTCTTTCAGCCACGGGGGCATTTGCGTCGATGTCGTCAAGCGTCGCTGGCGCCTTTTGTTCGTCACTTGCTGTGGTGTTCTCGTCTGCCATGGTATCTCCTATACGGCTACCGGTGTCTCTGGGTTTGGTTCAATTTGCTGGTCTTGCTGGCCCTCGCCGGGTGGTGGCGGCATCGGCGGCTGACCTCCGGCTTGTGGTGCTGGTGGCATTGACTCCACCGCTTGTCGTTCTTGCTCTGCCCTTACGATCTCGTCGGCTTCGTCTAGCCACCTGAGACACATCGCAAGTCTCTCGGGTGGCGCGCCGTCGACCTTTGCCCTAAGGTACGCGGAGTTGACTAGCCTAATCCCAAGGGTAAGATCTTGGTACTTCGTTGGCCCGCTGTACTCGCCATTGTACAGCATCTCGTCGATCTGCATATGGATATCGTCGACGGGGGCATCGTGAAGCTCTCGCATCCTTTCCATATCCGGCGAGTACACTTCGCTCCTTATCTCCGTCGGGTCTGCTAGTCCGGAGGCCAGCAACTCTTGAGCTATTCTGATTCGACCGCTCGGCGTATCTGGGAACACGCTGGCAGGGTAAACCCTTACGTAGAATTCATCATCATCCAGGACGGCGTCGGACCAGTCGATTGTTTCGATGAACCCCTTTGCAAGGAACTTAACTTTATGACTTCTACCGCCGTATAAGTCTTTAGAGAACGCAACGATTCTCTTTGCAGACTCGACAACTAGATCCTGCCATGCCTGTTCGAGATTCGCGAACCGGATGTTTTGGATATCCTCCAAAACCTTAAACGCGAATCCTGACAACTCGTTTCCTGCCGGTCGCTGACCTTGCGCAGACAACTGCGAAACCCCGTATACCTGATAGCCCCATTGCGTGATGAAGTTGATCCATGCCTGGATCTCTGGGTGAGTCGTCTGGTTCACCAGGAGAGCAGGCGGTGTCCCACCTCCGGCACTACTCCACTTGAGTGCTCGTCCGGTGTATGACTGGACCGCTGACTCTTCGTCGACTCCGCTGGCTTCGTCGAGCAGCAGGGTGGGATCTCCGAAGATGTCATGGTTTTTCTGGACTCGCCAGACTTCCCTGTCGATTTCTCGCTGCAATGTATGCAGTTCCTCCGCTGCCCCGATTCCGACCCAGTGATCTGGTCTGTGCTTCCAGACGAGCGGAACAAGTGGCGAAAACTCGTGGTGGTATTTTTCAGGGGGTTGCAGGTGCCCGCGCTTAGTGCAGCAGACGTGCAGTCCAGGTTTTCCAGCCACGCTGACCCGCCATCCCTGGTAGAGCCTGACGACTCCGCATTCGTACTTTCTGCCGTCGATTGACTTTGATATCTCTTCACTGGCGTCGATGATTTCTTTGGAATCTGGGAACATGAGATACAGCATGTGCTTAGGGACATCACGAACCCGAAAGAAGTCCAGAACAGAACCTCTAGCAGCCTGGGCCTCGTCCACCACAATCTCGTTTGGGGGAACATACTCAATACACACGCGGTCCCGCTGGGCGTCAATGGAGACCATGTGATACCCGATATTGCGGGTGCCAGCATCAATGAATTGCCTCTTGAATGTTGCATATGCATTCTCACGGTAGAGAACTCCTGTGCAATACTTCTCAAGTTTCTTGCTTCTAAGCCTGTTGTCCCATTTTCCGCCGCTTGATAGGATCATCGGCTTGATTAGCCTGGACGTGACCCTGTTGGCTAGCGTGTCGATGATGCTTGCAGTCAGGTTGACTTTGACCTTTCCCTGCAATGCCATCCATTGCTCGATCTGGTTGATGTCGCTGTAGCGCTCGCCAGACCGCGCGCCGTCACATCCGAGATACTGGTTAACTAACTCGTCTCCGTTGTCGTATACCCACTGTTGACCGGCCCTCACAGCGTCGACGTGCTGTGTCATTAGCTCCGGAATCGAATCCTCGTCCTTGTCGAACCAATCAGGAACATACCCGCCTGACGATCTTGGAGAATTCATAGCCTCCCCCTCCAGAATGATTTACTGCGCGCCATGTTTCTCTTGTGCATTTTGTGTCTCTCCTCCTCTGTGTTGTAGTACTCACTCGTCCCATATCTAGGCGCCTTATCCTGGCGCTTGAAGATTCTCGGATCTGACGCAAGCCACGCCAGAACCATTGCGTCGCAACATTCTCTGTTCTTGTTCGGATCTGGCTTGCCGCTTTCGTCGACGTTGTTCATCTCATCACGCTTCCAATCCAGCGTAGTAAGCTCCTCAACCAGATCGTTGCACCCCGTAGTCTTGATCAGAATCCTTGACGTCATCAGGTCTGCATTAGCGGCGTTGATTGCCTGAAGCTCTGGATCTTTGCCCTGTATCTCGCGCGATAAGGATATCTTTATGCCTGACTGAAACAGAAGGTTAGCAACGGACCTATGCCGACGGTCAACTATTACCTGTCCGCCAGTGGACCTTTGCCATTCCGCGATATTAGGGATTAGATTGTCAACTCCGCCATAGCCGACCGGATGAGCATCTGCAGACTCAACAAAGATCGCGCCGTATCTGCTCCGGTTAAATGTTGCCTTAACTATACCTGTTCTGTTTCTAAACCTTGAAGAGATGGCCAGAACCCTGCTGTCTCCATCTGTGTTCGGCGACTTAATAAACGAATTTCTCGGCGGCTGGTATTTGAAGACCAGCGCATCTGAGTCTACCGTCCACCTTGCGAAGTATTCGCGCTGCACCCAGTGCAGGGACTCCCATCCCTCGCCATACTGCTCGGCCACAAGGTCTAGCTGCTGCTTGACATGCTCTCTGGAATACGGAGAATAATACGGATCGTGGCATTCGACAACCGACCATCCGCCGCGCCGCTCCTTGCCGATTCGCGTGATCTCGAAAAAGAATCCGCTTGGCACTAGGTTTGGAGTACCGGAAAGCAATAGCTGGCCACCCTCTCGACCGAGCAAGCACGGAAGAAGCACTTGCATTACGAGGTTCTCTAAATCGTTGTAAAAGTGCCCAGACTCGTCGACGATAATTAGATGCCACCGGGTGCCGCGCAAGTTGTCTACGAATCTCGGGTGATCTCCACCGAAGAATCGAATCTCGCCCCCCTTGGTCCCTATCCGCGCGTAGAAGTCAGTGGCCATCCATTTGAGCGGCTGACCGGTCCGCTCGCAAACGCCCTGGATTGTCTTCCATGCGTAGTTTCTTAGGCTCTTTTCGGTCTTCGCGACGTAGGCAACGTCAAGCCCGTCTGCCGCTGCAGCTACCGCTTTCGCAGCGAGGGCCCACGTTTTCCCGATCGATCGCGGTGCTATCACTGCGGCGTTTCGCGCCTTGCAGTCGAACACATCGCGTTGGAAACCATCGATGAGGCTTTCACGGATCTGGTCTGTGTTTAGCGGGCCAGTCTTCCGCCTGCTAACCTCATCGATTAACTGCCATGCCGGTGCGGTCTTCATTGCGACCTGCGCGGTCTTCCGGGCTTGCGCTTAGCCTTGACTGTCTTGTCTGTCGCGATATCCGGGTCAGGGTTGTGATTTGGAGCAGGATCTACGGTGCTCTGACCTGGTAGCGGCTCCATTCGAATCTCGGCAATTGCTCCGATCGGGATGAAGTGCTCAAACCCGTTCAGGACCGCGACAACGCCTGTTGTATCGGTCCATATCTCGTCGACGTCATTCGATGTGAACGAAGTAACCTCGGAGGGGTAGAGCGCAGTTCTCCCGCGAGCCATTTTTACGACTACGGACTTTGTGAAGTCGCTTATCTTTGTTGGCATGTGCCTACCCTTCCTGTGAAGCGAAAAAGAACCTGTCCAGTGAGTCCCATTCGTCGACGATTGCACCCCACTTGGGTCCCATCCAGAACATTGCGGGCGTCTGGAAGCACGCATGTAGCTTTCCTTCAAAGCTGCCCCGTACCAGATCATTTACCATGGTTGTTGCGTATCCGTTTTTTCGGTACTTGAGCTTGACATACACATACACAAGCACTGCATTCTCGCTGTCGTAGGCGATCCAGCCAACCAGATCTCCGCCGTCGTCCGTTTCCGCCACCGCGACCTCGAAGGACGAAAGTGCCCATTTGATGTACTCGCGCAGGCTCATCGCTGCTATCTCGTAGCTGTCCTTGTCATAGCGCCTAGTATTGAGATAGGACCGGATCCAACTATCTGCGATGAATGCGATGTCATCCGGTCTATCCGGGTCGAATGGTCTGACGTTCACTGTCATGATTCTAACTCCTCAAGCTTTGCGCGTAGCGCGTCTATCAGCTCTTGTTTGCTCATCATCGATAAGCTCTCACCCTCTGCTTGCGAAAACTGTAACATTTCCTTTGATGCGTCAGCTGCCATCTTCTGTAGGAGTTGTATCTCCTTCGCGCCGTGCTCCGCAACACCGCCCGTCCTCGCCATCAGCTTCAGCGCATCCGTTGCCATCGTCAGCACAAGCTTTGCACTTTCCGCAGCGAGCGCTCTTGGATCTACTACTTCCGAACGTCCTCTCCCATCCATCTTTGTACTCCTGTGATTCAGGCGATAGGAAGTTAATCGGATACGGGTAATGAAACCTGGTTCCCTTGCTCATTCTCTTCATCCTTTCCTGTGATGTCCCTCTTCCAGATGCTTCCATGCCTGTTTCGGTGTTTCTCGAATCCAAGCTTGCGCAACACAGCAGCGGCTCGCTTCATTGTCGTCACATTCTGCCTGTCAGCTGGCAGTTCCAGCTCTTTTAGCATATCGATCATCTTGGCGGATGTTCTAGATGCTGCCCAATCTTCTACGAGCTCCACCCACGGATCTTGAATGTAAGCATCTTCGGCCTGCTCCGCTAAGCTCTCCAGCATGTCCTTGCTCGGCCACCAGTGTTCGCCACACTCGTAAAGCGCCTTAGCTTCGGCGAATAGCTGGTCCCTGAGATCGCTTATCTTGTGGTAGTCGATATTGCCTACCCTCACAGGCCAAAAGCGCCTATTGCCTGTCGAGTCCGACAGAAACTCACCGTCGTTTGTTGTCCCCGCGAATACGCATCGCCTGGGAACGGCGCGCACCATGCGGTCGTATGGCGCCCGGTATTCGTCCACCCTCGACGTGATGAAGTTCTTGGTGGCTTCGACCTCGCTGCGGTACATTGCGCTCAGCTCACCAATCTCGATTATCCACTTTCCGGACAGCGACATCAGGGCATCTTTGGATTTCATGTCTCGCAGTTGGTCGTACCACTGATCGCCAGCCAGGGTCTGAATCAGCCTGCTCTTCCCTGCCCCCTGTTCACCGCACAGAATCAGGACGTGATCAGCTTGGCAACCGGGATTTAAGATCCTTGCGATGGCGGATATCAACCACATCCTCCCGACATTGCTTATCGTCTCAGAACTCTCCGCACCGCATATGTCTGTCAGCCATGTCTCAATCCGAGATACTCCGTCCCATTTAAGGGAGTCGACGTATTCGCGCATTGGGTCCCTTGGGGATTCCTCAGCTACCTGCACGATCGTGTCAAGGATCATCTGCTTTGAATACGCGCCGTATCCCATGCGGTTCACGGCTTCTGCGATCGGTCCCCATGCGCGGTCCGCCATCCGCCCGTCACCGCATATGGCGCCTTCAAAAAGCGGGTGGTGTTTCAGTATCAGTCGCAAGTTGTGGTGATTCTTGCAGACAACGAGATCCCCGTTGATCTTTCTCTTTGAAAGCTCCGATTCCCAGTTCCGATCGTTCGACCAAACGATCCTTAGGTCGCTCATACTCGATCCCCCCGCTGATGGTCCGCTGACCATATGCCGATGTCAGACGACCGTAAGCTTTTTTCTTGTTGCACCCATGGGTGACCCGGCAGGGGTACACAGGAAACGCTAACGATATCGATGACATGCGATCAAAAAACGGCACAGTGTGACCTAAAAGGGGGGGTCGCGCGAAACTTATATAACATGATTTTCACTGATTTTGCAGGGTCTTACCTTTTAGGTACATATGATACACATGGTACACCGACCACGTAATCACTGCGGTTTTTCGATTACCCTCCGATGACTCGTTGCCACTACCCATTCACGTAAAATCTGAAAAAGGTGCTTGACATCGGAAAAGAAAACTGAGAACCTGTGATCATGTCGCGCGTTGATCCCTACGACGAGAAGTGGTCAGCGTGGCACCAGGGGTGGATCCTGGAGCAGTTGGCAGATGAGTGGATCGAAATAATCAGAGAAAGGAGCAGAGATGAGCCCGGATACCTACCAGAAACTCGCAAACAGGACAGCCAGCATCGAATCTCCAGATCTTGCGGTCAGGCTAGTTGCGCACTCCGAGTTGCTACATGCAGCCATAGGCGCAGCCGGTGAGGCCGGAGAGCTAGCAGACGCCGTCAAGAAGTCCGTGTTTTACGGGCAGCCGCTGAACATCGAAAACGTATGCGAAGAGATCGGGGACGTGTTGTGGTACATCGCGCTCGCCGCGAGCTCATGCGGGCTAAAACTCAGCACATGCATGCAGTACAACGTGAGCAAGCTTGAGAAGCGCTACAAAAGCGGAAAATTCACAGAGAAAGAGGCAGCAGAAAGGGCAGACAAGAAATGAAACTTGACGCACATATGAAAGCCGCAGAGTTTCTGCGCCGGGCATTCAGCCGAAAGCCAGGGAAGCGATGGTGGACAGATGGAAAAATGATTGTGTCGTGTGTAGCCGGTGCGTGGCACTTCTCAAAGATGCCGAAAGCGAGCGTCAGAGGGATTCTATGCGCAGGAAAGCAAGGCCAGCGATCTGTAACAACGCCAGCGTCAAGCAGGGAGGAGAAGAGGCAAGCAGGAATCAAGCGCAAGGCCCTAGAGTCAATCCAAGATGTATCTGACGCATGCGCTGCAGTGGGTGGGGACGTCATAAAGTTCATGGATGTATGCGCGGAGATGGGATGGAAGGATCCGAACCCGTGGCAGCTGAGAGTTGTCACAATATGCCTTAAGGAGATGGGATACGTAAAAGACAGACAGGGCGGGGTCAAGGTATGGGTCAAGGGCTGCGAAAGCGAGATCGACACGCTAGAGGAGAAAGCACTATGATTGAAACAATCACGGCAAACGGCAAGACTTACATTGAAGCTAGCCCATCCACTGGCCGCGCAGTCGTGGTCGTCGACAGGGGGTTGGATCTACGCTGGCGACGTGTCCGAGCAGAACGGCCGCATTATGCTGACCAATGCGGTATGGGTTTTCGGATGGAAATCGTGCGGTTTTGCGTCAGTGCTGGATGACCCATCAAAGGCGGATATCCGACCGCTTAATTATCCGGTCGACATTCCATCTGGCGCAGAGATCTTTCGTATCCCGGTTCCATCAGGATGGGGCTTGAAATGAATAGACCAGTCGGCAACGGCGACGGCTACAGCTACGGCGACGGCTACGGCACGCCAGATGCTAACCGAAGGAGGCGCAACTCAGGGCGTTGCAGTCGTTACAAACGGCGTAGCGGCAACGGCAACGGCGACGGCAACGGCTACGGCTACGGCTACGGCTACGGAACGCCAGAATTCAGGAGAAGGATCAGAAATGAGCAAGATCGAAACAGTCAAGAGTGTGCCACAGTCGACTAGCATTGACATCATTGACAAGGCAATCGGAAGCGGACTTGATGTGGGAGCGATCGGCAAGCTGGTTGACCTGCACGAGCGGATGTCGGCGGATAGCGCGCGTAGGTTGTACGTTGAGGCAATAGCAAAGGCAAAAGCTGTGCTGCCCGTGTGCCTTGCCAAGTCAAGGCAAGTTATCGCTGGCCCCGTCAAGTATAAGCACGTCACGCTTTATGACCTGTGCAGCGCCGTGAGCCCTGTGCTGGCTGAGCACGGGCTGTCTTACTCGTGGGAGTGTGAGCAGCCAGACGCGCGCACGGTGCGTGTGACGTGCGTCGTTGTCCATATCGGTGGTCACTCGGAGCGCGTGTCACTCCAAGCGCCAGCCGACGAGGGGAGGGGGCGGAATAGCGTGCAGGCGATAGGTTCGACGGTGACCTACCTGCAGCGGTACACGCTCAAATCGGCCCTCGGGATAGCGGAGGCCGATCAAGACACCGAAGGCAGACCACAGGACAGCCCGGCGACTGAGGCGCAGATAGAGCGAATTCGAGCGCTATCATCTGACGATCGCGTGAGCGAGGCCGGTCGTGAAAGACTGGCCGCAATGCTGGACGGTCCGATAGGGGCCAGGGCCGCTCAAAATGTGATAGCTGGCGCGATCAAAGCCATCGAAGAAAGAACAGGTGAGAAGTACAATGGCTAGCGATGACAAGCATTGCATTTTCGGTGCCCGCAGAGCAATCCGAGATTACATGATCTCCGCCAGCGACGCGCACAGCACATGTCGCCGTTTGGCCGATGCTCAGGCGGCGTTGTTATCTATCGAGAACTGGATCGGGTGCGTGTCATTGGAATGCCCCTCATGTGGCAACGTTGGCGCAATCGCAGACGAGGACCTGTGTTTTTTTGACGGCCAGCCGCTCATCTGCGGATGCGATGGCGCCGTATCGTGCGACTCAGAAACAGAACCATATATCAACATGGAGTGGTAACAATGGCCAACAGATACTACGCGACAGACAGGAAAACCGGAAAAAAGGTTAGAGTGCCCGGCGTGACCACCGTGATCGGGCAGAACATAGGATGGAACAAAAACGGCCTGCTCTACTGGGCAAACAAGGCAGGGCTAGACGGCCTAACGCTAGACGAAGCAAGGCAAGAGGCATGCGGAGTCGGGACCAGGGTTCACCAGCTAATCGAGGCAAGCCTACGATGCGAGGATCCGCCCCTGTGCGACTGGATGACGCCAGACGATGAGCTAAAGGTCAAGACTTGCATGGTAGCATGGGAGTCGTGGCGGAGCGACACTGATTCAGGTTGCTGCGTATGCAATGCTCTACGAGACAATCAAAGACTCCGAAATCACCAGGTGTGACGTGATTAGGATCGGAAAAAACGACGGGAGCTTTCATCACCACAGCTGGACATTCAGAGATCTAAAAGATGCACTTGCGGCGTTTTCATGCGCGCGCGAGCTTCACAACCTGAAAAGCGAGCTGGGGAGACTCACGAAATGATCACCAAGCGGCCATATCAGGAGGTAGCAATCAATCGGGTCAGGGAGAGATGGGCACAGGGTTCGCGCCGAGTGTGCCTCGTCGCACCGACCGGCTCCGGCAAGACCTACATGGCCCAAAGGATTACGGAAGGAGAAAAGGTCCTATTTGTGGCGCACAGAAATGAGCTAATCGGCGACACCGAGAAGATCCCAGGGTCAGCCGGCGCGACAATTCAGGATCTGTCACAGACCGGAAGGCGCCCCGAGGGTCACACTGTCATAGTGCTCGACGAATGCCACACCGTTGGATTCACTCCGGAGTGGCGCAAAGTGCTTGCAGACTACCCAGACACACGCATCCTCGGGCTAACCGCGACGCCAGAGCGCAGAGACGGCGCAGCGCTCGGTGACATGTTCGACGATCTCGTTGTCGCGGCTCGCTACTCTGACCTGATCGAGTCAGGGCATATCGTGCCATGCCGAGTGCTCGCACCGAGCAAGAAGCTCGATCGCGGAATCGCAAAGAGCATCACAAAAGCGATTGTCACATACGCAAGGCCCGAAGATCAGTGCCTCGTTTATTGCTCAACCGTTGAGCAAGCAAGAAGCGCTGCAGGCGACCTAAGACGCGCCGGCATCACAGCAGAGTGTGTTTATGGGAGCATGGGCAAGCGCGAGAGAATCAACGTAGTCGACGCCTATCGGAGTGGAAACATCAGGGTCCTTACGAATGTTTTCGTTTTAACAGAAGGAGTAAATTTTCCAAATGCTCGTGTATGCGTACTTGCTCGCGGCTGCGATCACGTTGGCACTTACATGCAAATCGTTGGCAGAGTGCTCCGCGCTGCACCGGGCAAAAAAGAAGGCCTACTTATTGACCTTACAGGCGCAAGCATCACTCATGGAACGCCAACGCAGGATAGGGCGTTTAGCCTTGACGGAAAGCCAATCAGGGCAGATTCGACATTCGGAGTCACAACATGCATGCGGTGCGGGCTCGCATTTGTATCCAGGATTGCCTGCTGCCCTAGTTGCGGAACTGTCTGCAATGAGGGCCCTAAGCCGCCTCCGCCGATTAGAGACGTCGAACTAAGGGAGCACTACAGGGGCGATGAGACCCCAGATGAGCTGAAACAGAAGGAATGGAATCGACTGGTATGGGTGGCTAAGGCAACCAAGAAAAGCCTGACATGGGCACTGCTAGAGTATCACAAACTTTTCCCAGGATGCAAGCCTACCGTGACAAGGGGGCAGCTGGCATACTACATGGGATATCTACACCGAGTAGGTAGCGCCAAGCGTTTCAAGAAGGGTTATGCGTACGCGGTGGTATCCGAATTCAAGAAGAAAGTGGAGGTTGAGAAGTGAAAAAAGCGATAGTATCCGCAATGATTATGATGCTTGTCCCGTGCTGCGGTGGCACGGAATCAAATGGCCCGTGGTTGCAGACATGCAACGGCGGTGAATGCGTAGACGTTTCGATGAAGTACAACAGTATGATCGTGTTCTATCACAAGATCGGAACACCGGTTAAGAAAGCGCTGAAGCTGGGAGCGGAGACCTATAAAAGCGCAATCGGAAGGTCTGTGTTTTCCTACCCTGCAGAGCTGCCACTGATAGACCCGACAGACATACCGGAGGGCTTTGTTTACGTCTACGAGTACGTGCCAGAGAACGGTGAGAAGCAGGCTGTTGCTAGCCTGACATTGGACGATGAAGGTCGTGTCGTGAAGGCAAAGATCAGCTTTCCGCTAGGCGTGTTCGGCGAGTCAATAAACCGCGCAATCGTCCACGAGTTGGGGCACGTGCTGGGTCTCGGCCATAACGAGGTAGACACATCAAGCGTGATGTACCCGATTGCATATGAAGGAATTTGGAGGCTAACATGCAAAGAAGCGAGTGCGCTAAGAGCCAGGTATCAGAAACCCAGATCGTCCAGCACGTCAGACTAGCAGTCGGGCGCGAGCCTGATTGCGTAGTGTGGAGGAACGAAACAGGAATGACGCGACACGAAAACGGCTTTGTAAGATACGGGCTATGTACAGGATCCGCCGATGTTATTGGGGTTGGGCCTGGCGGTAGGTTTCTGGCGATCGAAGTGAAGCGACCTGGCAAGAATCTGACAGAAAAGCAAAAGCAGTTCTTGGAATTGGTCAAAATGTATGGTGGAATAGCAGGAATAGCAACATCTGCCGATGAGGCACTGAAGCTGATACAGGAGAACAGATGAAAGTCATCTATATCGCTGGCCCGTACAGGGCTGCAAATGCATGGGAAGTCGAGAGAAACATCCGCGCAGCGGAGGAAGTAGCGCTAAGGGTGGCCGAGATTGGCGCCGTCCCGCTTTGCCCGCATTCGATGACGAGGTTCTTTCACGGAACACTGACCGAAGATTACTGGTTGGAAGCAACGCAAGAGCTGCTAAAGCTGTGCGACGGTGTTCTACTAGTCGACTACGCAGCAGACATCGTCAGTGAAGGTACAAGGTCAGAGGTCAACCTGGCGCACAGGCTGAGCATACCCGTCTTCAGAAACATGGCATACCTTCCGGCATGGATTGGCAGCGATGACGTATAAAGAATACATCGCATGCAAGATGAGCCATTCACTGCCGACGCCCGTGGATCATGGCGAGATAGCCGAGCACTTGTTCCCGTTCCAGCGAGAGCTAGTCAAGCGCGCGCTGGCGGCCGGAAGGTATGCGCTGTTTACGGACACCGGAACCGGCAAAACGGCGATGCAGGTCGAGTGGGCGAGGCATGTTTCTGCCCATGGCAGGGTGCTGATACTGGCCCCGCTGGCCGTCGCAAACCAGACCGTCGCAGAGGCTAAGAAGTTCGGCGTGGATGCGGCGTACATGCGAGGGGACGATAAAACGACAAAAATCGCTGTCACAAACTACGAAATGCTTGAAAGGTTCAACGCTGATGACTTCATTGGAATCGTGCTCGATGAATCGAGCATCCTTAAAAGCTACACTGGGCGCACCCGTAACGCCATTATCGAGGCTTTTTCTCAGACACAATATCGGCTTGCAGCCACTGCAACTCCTAGCCCGAATGATCACACCGAACTCGGGAATCACAGTGAGTTTCTCGGATACAAGACTCGAACCGAGATGCTCGCAGAATACTTCGTTCACGATGGCGGGAGCACGCAAAACTGGAGACTAAAAGGCCACGCAAAGGACATCTTCTGGGGCTGGGTCTTGAGCTGGGCCGCCATCATGAGCAAGCCATCAGATCTAGGGTATGCAGACGACGGGTTTGACCTTCCGGCACTAAAGACGCATGAACACGTGATCGCACTAGATCAGGGCATCGCTCGGAGCGCTGGTTTTCTGTTCATCCCGCAAGTAACAAGCCTAAATGAGCAAAGGGCAATACGGCGCAGCACTATATCAGAAAGAGTCAGCAAGGCAAATCTGATAGCCAGGGAGTGTGACAGCTGCATTGTATGGTGCGAGCTAAACGATGAGTCTGACGAGGCATCGAAGCTAATCGACGGCGCCGTAAACCTTCAGGGATCGGATTCACTTGAGGACAAAGAGCGAAAGCTGCTCGGATTCTCTAGCGGCGAAATAAGAGTGCTTATCACAAAGCCAAGCATTGCTGGATTCGGGATGAACTGGCAGCACTGCAGTAACATGGTCTTCGTCGGACCGTCTCACAGCTTCGAGCAGACGTACCAGGCGATCCGAAGGTGCTGGCGGTTCGGCCAAGAGAGGGAAGTTAACGTGCACTTTATCAGGACTGACGCCGATGGCGAGATCGTAAAAAACTTCCAGAGGAAAGAGTCATCGCACAGAGAAATGATGTCAGCAATGGCCAAAGAGGCTGAATCAGTCGGGCGCAAGAGATGGAATTCGCATAACACCACAAAAGTAGAGGCTCCAAAATGGTTGACGCAATAAAAAGCGAGATGACAGATCTGTGGGCAATGTACAATGGCGATTGCGTCGAAGTAATGTCAGGGCTAGACGACAACTCGATCGGATACTCTGTGTTCTCCCCACCGTTCGCGTCGCTCTACACCTATAGCTCGAGCCCGAGGGACATGGGAAACTGCTCGTCGCATGACGACTTCGAGGCGCACTTCGAATTCGCAGTAGACCAGCTTATTAGAGTGACCAAGCCTGGGAGAAATTGCAGCTTTCACTGCATGAACCTGCCAACATCAAAAGCACGTGACGGCTTTATCGGCATTGAGGATTTCAGGGGAAGACTGATTCGCGTGTTTGTCGATGCTGGCTGGATCTTTCACTCTGAGGTTGTTATCTGGAAAGACCCGGTGACGGCAATGCAGCGGACTAAGGCACTCGGACTACTGCATAAGCAGTTAAAGAAAGATTCGTGCATGTCACGCCAGGGAATCCCTGACTACGTTGTAACAATGCGAAAACCGGGGGAAAACCCGGACAGGGTGTCCCACACGAACGAGACATTTCCGGTTAAGGAGTGGCAAAGGTACGCCTCGCCTGTATGGGGCGATATAAACCCTTCAGATACGCTTCAAAGGGCATCTGCAAGGGAAGACAATGATGAAAGGCATATCTGCCCGCTTCAACTAGAGGTTATAAGAAGGTGTCTTAGGCTGTGGTCGAAGCCAGGCGACGTAGTGCTTTCGCCGTTTGCAGGCATTGGATCAGAGGGATACTGTGCATTACAGATGGATCGAAAGTTCATAGGCGTAGAGCTAAAGGATTCATACTACACTCAAGCATGCAAGAACCTATATAGCGCGAAGTCAAAACAAATTGGACTGTTTAACAATGGATAAGCCGAAAACAAGAGGGGATTGCGAGAACGGTATAAGGCCATGCCCGTGGGTCAGCTGTAAGTACCACCTTGCAATAGATGTAAAGGGTAAAAAGGTCAGCGAGCGCGAAGGATGGCTCGATAGCGGACTGCCAACATGCGCGCTAGACGTAGCAGAGGACGGCTGTCACTCGCTAGAGCAAATCGGCAAGATGACACCATGTCAGGGGTACGCTGGGAACCACGGATCCATCTCAAAGCAAGCCGTGGTTAACTTCCTGGTCAGATCCAAGCGAAAGTTCAGGCACAACCTAAAGAAAATGGTATCGATCACGGAATTCGAGCTGCTAGCTGAGTCATTTGGGGGTGAATATGACGCCGATTGAGCGCTTCCTGTCGCTTGTTGAGCACAAACCCGCTGGCCCTGGCCGATGGATGGCAAAATGCCCGGCGCACGACGATGGGAGGCATAGCCTATCCGTCACGTCCGGGGAAAACAGAGGCGTGCTTCTCAGGTGCCACGCTGGATGCAACTGGACGGACGTGATCGCGGCAATAGGGCTAGAAGCAAAGGACCTGTACCCGAAGAAAGACGACAACAGGAAACCTCAGATAGTCGCACAATACGACTATCGCGATGAAGTCGGGAATCTTCTATACCAAGTAGTACGCCTTGAGCCAAAGTCGTTTCGCCAGCGAAAGCCTATCGACAGGGGTGGCTGGGAGTGGAGGATTGGAAATGTGCGCCGAGTCCCATACAGGCTTGACAAGCTGTACGGGAACAAGGGTATAGTGATCGTTGAGGGCGAAAAAGACGCAGATGGGTTGTCAGCGCTGGGCATACCATCAACAACATTTGCAGGTGGCGCTGGTAAGCCGCCGCAGCTCGAGGCGCTTGACGCACTGGCGAAGATCGATGCAGAGTTTGTGCTCATTCCAGACAACGATGAGGTAGGAATAGAATGGATGCACAGCATCGCAGCGTTGCTGACCGAGCGCGGCAAGCTGACAACCATCGTGCAGCTTCCAGGGCTATCACAGAAGCAGGATGTGAGCGACTACATGAGCAATCACACGGTCGACGATCTAAGAACGTTGATCAGGGAGAAGGTTGCAGAGTCAAGGCCAAGCGCGGTTACAGGAGTAATCCTTGCAGCGCTTAAAAACATGCCAAAACGCGACGCCGTCAAGATCTTGGACCAGGTGCGCGATAAGCTGGAGGAGCGTGCACGATGACTAAGAAATACCCCCCAAAGACGACATTGCAGACATAGCACTTACAATCACAGTGGCAGTGCTACACATACTTACATCGCACTACTGGTTCCTGTTTGGATTC